ATTTGAAAGCAAATGAGAAATTTTTCAAAATTATTTTCCCTCTTCCTCTTGACGGGACAACTCTTTCAAATATTATGAAATATATAAAAATAGATGAAGAAGAAAATTATGTATGGGATTATAAAGATATATATATCATAAAAAATAATAATCAATATTTATATAAGCAATTAGTAACAATTGAATTAATTGAAATGCTCAAATATTATATTGAAAGATTATTAGAACAAAATTAGATATATAAAACATTTTTTTATTTATATTATTTATTTCTTTGTTTTTTCTCTTTTTTCCGCTAAATTCAAAATTTTGAACATCATTTTTTGAGGAAATGGCAGAGAATATAGGAAATATTTATAATCTCTCCCTATTCAAAAAAATGGACAAAAAATTCAATTTTATAAACATTTTTTTTGAAAAGTGTAGTAAAATCAATACTTCAAATCTGGCACGCTTTTTGCATATAAATTAATGAGATTAAAAATCTCACTCCTGCTTGGCAGGAGGTAATAAAAACAAATTAGGAGGTAGTTATGTCATCATTTAATTTGGTTGTTACAATTAAGGCAAATCAAGAGGAAGATTTTTTTGATTTTCTTCTGGTTGCTGTAGATGGAAAGAGGAAGTGGCTTAATGCCTCTTCCTTATTTTTTTTAGAGGAGGTGAATTATGTCAGATAAATTTGGTAAACGGCTTATAAATGATGGAGACGAGATTGTAGGAGGGTGTGCTAACGCCTTTGGCGACAGATACTGGGCTTTGGTATATTTTTTTGGTGATAAATACAATGCAAGTGGATTTTACTATGTGGCTTGGAATGTAGGGGGAAGTGGGCCTTGGGGATTTTGGTATAGCTACTGCAATAAGAAGCATGTTATTGACATTCTTATAGATGAGGGCTGGGACGCAGAAGAAATTGATGCTGTTTTTAAAGAATATGAAGAAGATTAATTGAAAAAAAGAAAAAATTAAAGAAAAAGTGAAGAGGAAAGGCAAGAGGCGGAGATGAGCAAGTGGGTGAGGAAGAGCAGGTTAGCGGGTGAGGAAGAGATAAAATCCCTCTTCACTTTTTTTTATTTATGAAAAAAATTAATAGGAGGTAAATATGTCTGAAGAACAAGCTAAAAATAATATAAAATCTATTATGAAACATTATCTTGATTTTGAGATAATCTGGGCGGATGAGTATGGAATTGATGATAATTATATCATTGACGCTCTTGCTTTTCTACATCCTAATCATTCTTATAAAAATGATGCGGGTTTTTATATTTTGTTTTATAAATATTGTGATTGTAAATATGATATTAAAAATAATGAAATATATAAAAGTATGTATAATCATTATAAATGCAATTATGAAGAAGCTTGTAAATATTTGAAACTATACAGCAATCTTACAGATGAAAAAATCAAAGAAATTTTAAGCCCTTATCAGGAAATTTTAGAAAATTATAAAAAGGAGGATATATGAAAGAAGAACTTAAAAATCAAAACGGCGTGAGTGTGCCGACGAACACTCAAAATCAAGAAGATGTAAAAACAGAAGTTGCTGAAATTCAAGTGCTTGAAAAAAAAGAAGACCTGGTCTCGCTTTCTCAAACTGCACAGGAAAAAGTTGAGGCAATTCAAAAAATCAAGATGGCTATGTTGCGATTGACTAACAAAAGCGATTGGCAAATCTTTTCTGACAAGCCACGATTGACTGAAGCGGGCGTGAAAAGATTGATAATGCTATTAGGTATATCTTATAAAATAATTGAAATGCAGAGAGTAGTTGAGGAAGATGGCGAATATTCTTATGTAGTGAAAATCAAAGCTTGGTGGAAAGGGATTGAGATTGAGGATATGGGAACTGCGAATTCAAAAGACCCTTTTGTGCGAGTGAGAAAAGACAATCAAGGAAAAAAAATTGAACTGCCTTTGAAATTGGTGGATGAAAATAATGTAAGAAAGAAAGCAATTGCAAATGCTTGCCAGCGAGTGCTTACATCACTGCTGGGATTGAAAAATCTTTCTATTGATGAGTTGAGGCAGGCAGGAATTGAATTAGGGGCGACAATTGAATTCAAAAAGAAAAAAGAAGAAAAGAAAGAGGAAAAAGAAGAAGCAAAGGAAAAAGAAAAACAAAAAATAGATAAAGAAAATGAAGAACAAAATCAAGTGCAAATTGATGATGAAAAGATGAAAGATGAAATATGTAAATTTTTGGATGGCGATGAGAATGATCCTGAAATCATTTTCACGGATGGAAATTTTTGGTGTCCTCTCTGCAATTCTAAAATGTATGATAATAGACAAATCAAAATTGAAAAAAAGCAAATGGGAAAAAAATTCCCCACCTTTGCTTGCAAAAATCCAGATTGTAGATGGAAATGGAATGAGAAAGATAAGATATGGATTGTATCTGATAAGATAACGGCCATATGGGGAAGGGTAAGGGTGAAGCAGGAAGAGGATTTGAAAATATAAGGAGGAAAGTATGATTATAGATAAGATAAAACCTGACAGAAAAAATTATGCTATATATAGTCATCACTCATCACAATTGGGACATCCTTGCAATAGATATTTGGTGCATAGGATATTGGATTGGGAAAAAAGGGAAGAACCCTGCGAGGACTTGCAATGGATTTTTTGGGAAGGTGAAAAACATCATAAGTTGCTTTTGCAAGACATAGTCAACGCTGGGATTGATATTGTGGAAGTGGAAAAGACATATAATTGGAAAAAATATAATATATCAGGAAAAATTGATATTGTGGCAAAGATAAATGATATATTATATATATTAGAATTGAAATCAATGTCTGACTGGAGTTGGAATTCAATTAAGACAATTGAGGATGTTAAGAATAATGAGGAATACTATATAAGAAATTATTATACTCAAATTCAAATATATATGTTGCTATTAGAAATTGAAAAAGGATTGCTGATATTGAAAAATAAACAAACGGGAAGATTGAAAGAATTTGAAATTAATCTTGATTATGATTTCTGTGAAAGTATAATTGAAAAAGTAGAGAGATTAAATCAATATATTGAAAAAAAGGAATATCCTGAAAGGCTTAACGATGCAACTGTTTGCTTTGATTGTGAGTTTAAGAATATTTGCCTTCCTGATTTGATACAAAAAGAAATTGATATTGATATAAATATACTTGATGAATTGTTATTGAAAATAGAAGAGTTGAAAAAAATAATGTTGCCCTATGAAGAAGAATTGCAAAAATTGGAAAGCGTGAAAAAGCAGGTTCTAACTGGAAAAGATAAGATATTGACCCCTCACTTTCTCATAACTGGAAAACAAGTTAATATGCCTGAACGGGTAAGCAAGGCATACTCTTATTGGCGAATTAATGTCAAGAGATTAGGACAAGAGGAATGAAAATAATGAGGACAGCAGAACATAACTACCTCCATCATCTTAATAATCATCATCATTGTTTTTCTGCTGTCCTCTTTTTTTTGAAAGGAGGAATTATGACTATATTAAATATATATTTTTTAATTGGTTTTTTGGCTGGCTGGTTTTTATCAGGATTGGTGTTGCTTTTTTTGCAAGACATTGATATAATTGAGATAAGGTTGAAAAAATGAAGAAGATAAGATTAGTTGAGAAAAATGATAAGTGGTATGTAGAAGAGGTGGAAGTTGTGTATGTAAAAGATGAGACGAAAAATATTTGGGATTGGCAAGAGAAGATAATCACAGTAAGAAAAAGATTAGCAACTTGGCTGGAAATTGCAAAATGGAAAGCAGGATATCACTGGCTCATTGAATTTGATATACCTGCTTATGTAGGGAAAAAAAAAGAATTATGAAAACAATACCTGCCCTCTGCCTCAAGTATAAGCAAAAATCTCACTCATATAACTTCCTTCAAAATCCCCCTAAATGCTCTCCAAAGTCTGCTTATCATTTCATTTATATTTTTTCAAGACCTCTTTTATATCTTTACTCTTTTCTTTTTTTTAGAGGGCAGGTATATATTATGTATTATAGGAGATATATATGGCATATAATATAGCAGAAGATTTTGAAAAAGAACTACAAGAGATTTTAGGCGATTTGGAATTAGATAAGCAAATGCAAATCTTACAGGAATTGCAAAAGGCATATGTGATGGGACAAATAGAGGGAATTCAATTAGGATTGAAAAAGTTAGATGAACTGCAAAAGGAAATTAGGAAATATAAGGATAGGATTTATTAAATATATATACTATATGAAAGGAAATTATGAAAAAATTAAAGAAAGGCTATAATCAAGATGTTGTGCTTTTGGCTCTTAATAAATTGTTTGAAAATAAATTTGTTAAAGAATACAGATTTGATGAAAAAAGGAAATGGCGATTTGATTTGGCTTGCCCTTCTCTGAAGATTGCGATTGAGGTGCAAGGCGGGATTTGGATTGGCGGGAGGCATATGAGGGCGAAGGGATATGTAGCGGATATGGAAAAAAATAATGAGGCAGTGAAGCAGGGCTGGAAAATATTATATTATCAAAGCTATGATGAGGTTTTGGAAAAGTATAATGATATAATATATACAATGAAAAACATATGAAAGATATAAAAGAATTTCTTAATAGGGTTATACAGGGGGATTGTCTGGAAGTAATGAAAGAAATTCCTGACAATTCCATTGATACTCTTATCACTGACCCTCCATATGGTTTATCTAATCATTCTGAAAAAATAATAAGAGAAACTTTATCAAAATGGTTGAATGGTGAGGATGATTATACCCCAAAAGGCAAGGGCTTTATGGGGAAGTCCTGGGATGCTTTTGTCCCTCCACCTGCGGTGTGGAAAGAATGTTTTAGGATAATGAAACCAGGTGCTACTATTCTGGTGTTTGCAGGCTCAAAGACATATGATTTAATGACAATGAGTTTAAGATTAGCAGGATTTGAGATAAAAGATACTTTGATGTGGTTGCACTCAATGGGTTTTCCTAAATCTTTAAACATAGCAAAATCAACAGCAAAGAAACAAGGAGCAAAAAAGACAGGATTAATAAAGAAAGGAGCGGGCACTAGAGGAAACACTTTTCCATTATCACACGAATATCAAGATTATAAATTAACTCCCGAAGCCAAACCTTGGAATGGCTGGAAATCACACGGATTAAAACCAGCATATGAACCAATAATAATGGCTATTAAGCCAAATCAGGGAAGTTATTCTGAAAATGCTTTAAAATGGGGAGTGGCTGGATTAAATATTGAGGGAGGGAAAATAGGAACAGAAAAAATAATAAGCAGAGGTTCAGAAATAGGAAAAGGATTTTTTAGCAGAGGTGAAGTAAATCAAGAACATCAAGGTCGCTTCCCTGCTAATGTTATTCTGGATGAAGAAACCGCTAAAATGTTAGATGAACAAAGTGGAATAAATGCCTCCCGTTTCTTTTATTGTGCAAAAGCAAGTAAAAGTGAAAGGAATTTTGGACTAGAAGGAATGCCATTGAAAATTGGTGGGGGACTAAATGCTACTGTAAGTGGTGATAGCAGAACAGGAAGAAAAACTATGCAACAAAACAATCACCCAACAGTAAAACCTTTAAAATTATGTAAATATCTTTGTATTTTAACAAAGACGCCATTTGGCGGTATAGTTTTAGACCCCTTCGCTGGCTCTGGCTCAATTTTAGTATCTGCAAAGATGACTGGTAGGGATTTCATTGGCATAGAAAAGGAAAGCGAGTATGTGAAAATTTGTGAAGCAAGATTGAAAGCAGTAAAAGTTAATTTAGATTTATTTTGAAAGGAGTTATTATGATTTTTTTATTTGGCTTATTGATTGGTTTTATTTTTTGTGTTATAATTATTTTCATTATTTTCCGATGGCGTGAAAAACAGATTATGAAAAATAAATAATAAGGAGGTTTTATGGGAAATGTGAAAAAATTTGTGCAAGCGGAAGGTGATTATTATTCCTTCTGCACCGAAGATGGAAATCTTTGGTCTTTTAGGTTTAAAAAAGGGGCTTTAAAGGGAGTTCCTATTTGTAATTTCAAGCCCGAGATTATTACAGAATATATATCAATTGAAAGTGGAAACAAAAAGAGATATTTTGAAATCAAGGGTTCTACTGTATACAAACTCCTTCCACCTTTTTTGATTGAGGCGGATGAAATTGAAAAATTGGTTTGGGAAAAATACTGGGGGGCGGATGTGTCCGTGTATAGCGTTCCTTCGCAGGCAAAAAAAGAAGTGATTAATGCTATGAAATATTTCTCACGAAATATTGAAAAAAAATTTATAGTAAAAAAAATTGGATGGGTCGAGACAAAATCAAAAGAATATGTGGAAGAGTTTGGTGAAAGGGAAAGGCAATATGTGGGATTGGGCTGGCAAAATAATAAGGTTTTGTTTACTGATAATAAGATTAATAATTATTATGATATATATATTGATGAGAAAATAGAAGTTAGCAATCCTAATTATATATTAGATATATTTGATTTGTTTGCTTCTTTGATTAAGGGCGGGAAAGGGAAGTTGCTTTTTTATTATGCTTTTCTTTGTCCTCTTCTTTCAATCCTGAAACCTCACTCTTTCTTTCCCATCCACCTCACAGGGCAGACGGGACAAGGCAAAACATCTCTTGCAAAATTGATGCTTTATTTCTTTTGCAATCAACCCGTTTTCTTTACTTTTGAAAGCACTGCAAATGCACTTCTACAAGGGCTCTCTGAAATTCAAGATAGTTTAGTTTTGATTGATGATTTTCATCCTTCTTTTTCTCAAACGCAAAAACAAGGTATGGAGAATGCTTTACAAAAAGTGATTAGGGCGGTGGCTGAACACCAGGGCAGGCAAAGAAGTAAGGCGGATGGGAGTTTGAAAACTATGAACGAAATTTATACGGGGGCAATCATCACAGGAGAATTGACACCCGATATTGAAAGCACTTTGAAAAGATGTCTTATAGTATATATAGCGAAGAATGATGTTGATTTTGATGTATACAGACAATTACAGACGAAAGCAAGTGAAATGCTATTAACTATGCGAGAATTTGTGAAATTTTTGGGCAATAATATTGATAATTTGCTTACTAATTTCAACGGCTCTAATTATGATGACTGGTTTATTAAAAGATGGGTGGAGGTTGAAAAAGATGACTGGAAGGACAGAGAAATTGGTATGATTATATACTATGAAATTATCATTAGATTATTTTGGAAATTTTTGCAAAGTAAATATTCCCTTAAAGATATTAATATGTCAGAAGAAAAATTTCTAGAAAGAGAATTGTCTGTGGTTGAGAAGGCAATTAGGAATTCAAGAGAATATTCTTTTGAAGAAAATGTTGTGTTTAAGGTCTTCAAAGTTTTTGAACAATTGCTTCATACGAAAAAAATATATTTGATTAATAGATATGACAGCACTGAAAAAATGGGGTCAGAAGGGCTTCTGGTTGGTTATTATGATGATGTGTATTATTATTTTATTCCTTCTGTTTTCTTTAATGCTGTGAGAAAAGAAATGAAACAATTAGGCGAATACCTTGACTTTAAGGAAAGACAATTCTACCAGTTGCTTGATGAAAATCAGTTTTTGGAAAAGGAAGAGAAATCTACCACCACTGTCAGGGTAGGCGAGAAAGTTATAAGAGTCCTGATTTGTATAAGAAAAATGGTTGATGATGTTATTAATTCTTAATTGATACTATGAAAGATATAGATATTTTCTGCAAAAACTCGGATATGCCTCTTTCTCTACCCTTTAAAAATGTAGATAATCTCTATACAAACTCTGATATGCTACTTTTTGCCACCACAGAAAATATAGTTATTTTCTTAAAAAACTTGGCAAAGTGTTACAAGTGTTACAAAAGTGTTACACCCAAAACCTTCCAAAAATCCGTTAATTATAATAATAATAATAATAATGTAACATGTAACACACACATATATATAAAAAATATATATATATATAAATATATATATTACGTACGTACTATGTATTCCTACAGCGATGCATATATATATATATATATATTGTATAAAAAGTGTTACATGTTACAAAAATGGACTTTTTGCAGTTACTATCTGTATTCTCTCCCTGTTACAAAAGTGTTACAAAAGTGTTACAAGTGTTACAAAGTTCAAAAATTGAACAAAATTGGGGTTTTTTTTGTTATTTTTGCTTTAAATCGTGTAACACATTTTTTTTGTTATTGGGCAAAGGAAAACATAGGGAGAGCAAAAAAAATTGATTATAATTGAAATATGAAAGAATTAAAGGTATATAATATAGTATTACTAATTGTTATGATTTTAATACCAGCGTTGCTGGTTGATATTAAACAAGAGAAAGGAGTTTTTATGAAAGAAGAAAGTTTGCTTAATTTGGTGAAAAAGGTATGTCAGGAGGAAGGAGTAGAATGGGAACTGGTGTGGGCAATCATACAAGTTGAGAGCAAGGGCAATCCAAATGCTATAAGATTTGAACCTAATTTCTATGCAAAGTATATTGACCACTTGCCTTTCATCTCGGCGGAGAAGATTTGCAGGGCTTGCAGTTTTGGACTTATGCAAATAATGGGCGAGACGGCAAGGGAGTTAGGTTTTGACCAGCCGTGGAACAAGTTTTTTGACCCTGCTTTCAATGTCAGAGTTGGAATTAAGTTTATCAAAAGGATAATGAGCAAGTGTGATGATTATGAAAGAATTGCAAATTATTACAACACAGGCATTAATTCAACTTACTGGAATGAAGATTATGTCAGGAAGGTGATGGCGGAGTTGCAGAAAATCAAAGCAGAAAATATGTTTGCAAAAGAAAAGAATGAAAAAAAACAGGAAGAAATTTAAGAAAAATTTTCTTTGATAAGTTTAAAAGTTATAAAAATGTTTAGGAAAACTAACTAAAATTATTAATAATTATACAAAAATAATAACAAAAGCAAAAAAGGACTTGACAAAACAAAAATAATAATATATATAATATAATATGCAAATCAATGTAGAAGACCCGTTGTGGCTATTTGACGAGGCAGGGGCTCAAAGAGCAGTTGACTGGAAGAGCAATAATCCCCTGGGAATAGTGGAAATGCCTATATCATTAGGAGAAGAATACGAATATAATACAAATAGAATAATACTTGATATACAGCAAAAAGAAGAAGAGGATTATATTGTTTATGTAAGCAAGGGCGATACAGGAAGGATAATCAGGTTACAGATATGTGACAATGGAGTAGCGAAGAATATAAATTTTTATTCTGTATATCTTACAACTTACAATGATAATTTAGTAAAAATCAAAGACAATGTAAATATATCAACCTCAAAAACAGATGCAGGGAACGGCTACATAGAATATATACTTGATAGCACTGACACTTCACAAAATACATCAATGATTTTCAAAATAGCAAAAGCAGGCGAAGAAATTACATTTGCAAAAAGTGTGTATATATATATATGTGACAAAACACAACTTCCAGATACAGAGCAACGGGCAGATTTAGTTTTGAAAAAAGGCACAACAGGAATTAATATATATATATATATTAATCAAAAAATAAAAAATCAACTGGATGATGAGTATATATCATCGGCGTATTTTTACTGGAAAAACAAAGAGACAGGGCAAAATGGAAATTTTGGATTAACGAAAGGTGGCAAAAAATTTATTAATAGTGGAATAGGGAATTTAACGGCAAATGAGGGGATATATTATTGTTATATACTTTGCAATTTTTACACAGGTAAATCAATCAAAATCCCCACGGCGGGCTTTATCACGATTAAGGTGGTGTGATTATGGCAAGTTTAAGACAATTAGAAAACAAAACAGGAATAACAAGAGACATAACGAATTTACAAAAATTATATGCAGAAGATTGGAATGAGATGAAGGCAAAAATCAACGATGGTGCAGATGAAATCAACACATTGAGATTGAAAATAAATGGGCAAGAGGCAATAGGGGATACAAGGAATGCAACTTTCTCATCAATTCAAATCACAACAGGAGCGAAAACGAAATTAATCAAAAAAGGAAATCTCACATATCAAGACACAACATTCAAAACAATTGAGACATTAGCAAGCGATGATGTATTATTTAATATATACGTGAATGTTATCACGGCTTTCAATGGCACTACTCCAGTTTTGAATATAGGCACTGCTACGAATAATAGTAAATATGCAAACAATATTGATATATCAACGACGGGCTGGAAAACACTGACACTTACAAACATTCCTGACAAGCCAGGTGAGGCAATAGGTGGAATAATATCAGGAACAGGAATGACACAAGGGGAATTGGAGGTATATTTTGAGTATGCGAAATTTTAATATTATAATATATACACTATCATTATTCTTTTCAGCATTTTTATTTTCACAATCAGGCATAGTCACTTCTCCAGCGATAGAAAAAGACACATTAGACAATGTATGTGAGAGAGGCAACACAACAGATCAAAGCATATCAATTCAACAAGGCAATTATACTTTGACATTCCAGCCAGCAAACAAAGAAGGCATAAAATATACAGATAGCAATGGCGATTTATTTGCGGTAAGTAACAATGGGGTTATATTTGCAAAAGACCAGCTAACTTTGTACAATGGCAATTTTCAATTTTATGAACCATCAGCACCACTTGACAATTATTATAAGATATATACAGCGAACAAAGGATTATATTTTGAAAGCAATCCACAATCATTTACAGATAACAGTGCCTTTTATTTTAAAGCTCCTTCTACTTTTACACAAGGCAATATTTTTCAAATTGCAAAAGGTGATAATGTAAAGTTCAGAATGGCGAATGATGATAAAGCATATTTTAATGTTCAATTATATGAAAATAATTCTGAAGTATGCACTCCTGCAAATGGCTTATGTAAAGAAAGCGACACATTAGACACTGTAACGACAAGAGGAAATTCAACTTCTAATCAAATACAGACAAGGGGCTTTCAAAATTCATTGTCTTATGATTATAGGCAATATATGCAACCTGGCAACGGGGGCAAATGGATTTGCGATGAATGGTTTAATTATGTGGTAGATTGCGGCCTTGAGTGGTATAATTCAATAGCACCGAATTATGAGAATATATATGGAGGCAATATCATCTGGGGCAAAACGACAATTGGAAGTCAGCAATATTTTTTACGAGCAGCAATGACAGAGGCAGGGGATTTTTCTTATACATTGAAAATTGATGGAATACAAAGAACGACAAATACTGTATATGCTGGAATATTTGTAGTAGATACATCTGGGAATGGTTTTGTTTTAGTTGAGTATGCAAGCGGAATATATTATGCAATTGTTTCAGCGTGGGTAGTGTCATATTACACTACTTGGTTTTCATCTTATTATGGTGCAAAGTATTTGCAATTAGTAAGAAAAGGAACAACCTTATATGAAAAAATATCAGAAGATGGTATAGTATATACATATAGAAACGCAGGCACATTCACAGCGACGAATATATATGTTGGAATATATATGCAATTAGCACCATCTGACTTAACTTTTTCACAGATGGTTGACATAGATTTTATCAAAAAAGATTAGGAGGATATATATGACAATCAATCCAAAAATCATTGGTATCATCGTTACATTAGTTGCTTTATTGCAATTCATCAAAAAATTTTATGAAGAAATTTTGAAAAAATTTTTTGGTGTAGAAGAAATTCCTAAATGGCTTAATTTTTTAATAGTGAATGTTTTACAAATTTTAATCTTGCTTGCAGGATATATACAAGATGGACAATTCACCTGGCAAGAAATAATTGAATTTATCACAACTATATTAGGCACGAATGGATTATTCTTAATATACAAGGGATTAAAGCCAGAAAGTAAATGAAGAAATATTATATATATATATTAATTATTTTGATTTTGTTAATATTTGCTGGTGCAAGTGAAATATACACGAAAGACCCTTGCGAAGAGTGCTGGCAGAATTTGAAAGAGGTAGGATATATATTTGACACACGAACAGGAATGCAATACCCTATATATTTAGAAAAAGAATTAAACATTAACTGGACAGAAATTCAGTTTCACAGAATACATCTCATCTTACCATCATCAAAACAAAAAGATAGGACTACTTATGTTTTTGCAATACAAAAATAACAAGTCCCCTTCCCATAAATACCTCCTTGCTTCAAGGTATATGAGGGAGAATATATATATTATAATTATTCTCCCTCTTCTTTTTTTTACTTCATATGCAAAAGCAGAATATTTTGACTGCTATATAGGGACTTCTGGATTGACAAAATCTGACTTTCAATTTCTTTATGTGAATTATACGAAAGAGCAGGAAGTATCAACTGATAATATTATTGTTAGCGAAATTCCTGAATTCTCGGGCAATTATAAAATATCTGGATTAGAAAGCATAGTGGGAAGTTATTATTATTTTCAGGTAAAATATAATAATGTAATATATTGTGAGTATAGGTATCCTTTAAAGGCGGGACTTCTGGCAGAGGCAAGCGTTTGCAGTGATTATCAAATAAGTAAGCCATCCAAACTGGTTTGGAAGTCAGGCGATACAAAGCCAAATTTAACAATCAATGTAACTGGCTTTCCCCAAGACCCATCTCTTATGACTTGCACTTTCAATGCTTACTCAAAAAATCTTTCAATCACAGGGACTTGCAACATACAAGCAACACAGCAGGGCGACACTTGGAACTTAACTTTGACTTATGTGTGGAGTGCAACAGATTTGAAAGTGGAGACAGGCAAAAAATCAACACAATGGATTGCACAATTTACATTAACGGATGGAACAAATATATACACAATTCCGCCTGATAATTCATTAGTGTATATAGTATTATCAAAAGAAAATGTATGGTAGTAAAAAAAGAAGCAAAAGTAATACTGAAAAAAATGATTGGAAAAAAAAGATTATGATATTATTGCAAGAGCAAAAAGGATATATACCATATATAGCGAGAAAGTTAGGGATGACAAATTCTGCATTGATGGATATAATTGAAAGGGATATTGAATTAAGGAAAACATATGAAGATATTATTAATGATAATGAAATTGAAATGCAATACGATAGAAAAAATTTGAGAATGAAGGCGTTAAAGAAAACATATGATTTAATTGACAAAGGCAAAGAAAATATAATTAGATTATGGACAGAAAAGGAAGCTGAAAAAGATGAAGAAATAAAAGAGACAAAGACAAGAGAATTAATCAAAATAGATGATTACTTTCCTCATATGACAATGATATATTATCAAATGCAGAAAAATAAAGATAAGAAAACAATAATCAACATAGGCGGTGCAAGATCGGGTAAATCATTTGCAACATTGCAGTTATTAATTGAAAAGTTAATAAATGAAAACAATATAACTATATTAATTGTAAGAAAGACACTTCCTTCATTGAAATTATCAACTATACCCGTCATTGAGAGCATATTAGAAATGTTAGGACTGCTAAATAAAATAGAACATAACAAAACGGATAAATATTTTAAATGCAGAGAAAATATTTTATATTACAGAAGTTTAGATGATTACAATAAAATCAAATCAACAGAATTCAATTATATATACATAGAAGAAGCAAATGAATTAACCTATTATGATTATGAAATTTTGAAAATGAGATTATCACGACTTAATAATAATAAAAATAAAATCAATCAAATATATATGTCAACTAATCCAATTAATTGCTGGATAAGGTGGGATATAGCAGAGAAACTGGACAATCATAAAGATATTGAAATAATCAAATCAAATTATCTTGGCAACATTGAAAATCTTCCGCCTGACTACATTCAAACATTAGAGAGCTTGAAATATCAGAATGAGAATTTATATAAAATATATACACTGGGGGAATGGGCAGACATAGAAGATATAATATATCCAAAATGGCAAACAATAAATGAGATATTAATTAATTGGAAAGATATGGAAAAAATTGCATACGGACTTGACTTTGGCTATACGAATGAAACAGCGATGGTATTGGTAGGACAAAGAGAAAATAATATATATGTGAAAGAAATAATTTATAAAACTAAATTAACAAATCAGGATTTAATTAAGATAATAAAAGCATTGCCTCATAAATATGATATATATGCTGACCCTTCAGAGCCAAACTTAATTGAGGAAATTCAAAGAGAGATAAAAAATCAATATATATATCCTGCCAATAATGATGTAGGATATGGCATAAATTATATACAAGCGAGGAATATATATATAGAAGAAAATTCAGTGAACTTGATAAATGAAATTAAATCTTATTGCTATAAGCGGGATAAGGATGGCAGAATAACAGAAGACCCTGTGAAATTCAGAGACCACTTACTGGATGCGATGCGATATGGGGCATTAGTCCCCGAGCCACCTAATATAATGATAGGAAGATTATGAGCATAATAAAAAAGATATTTAATAAATTAATAAAGAAAGAATTCAAAGGCAATTGGTATACTATATACAGAGGAACAATAGGAAGCAACACAATTAGAACATCTGGAAATGTGTTGGATGAGTTTAAAAATTGGAATTCTGTATGTATATCACTTATAATAAATCATATACAGCAAGCAACACTACGATTATATCAAAAAGGGAAAGACAATCAATACACAGAATTAGAAGAGCACGAATTACTTGACATAATTAGGCAACCTAATGAACTGCAATATTATAGTGAATTCATTGAGCAAAGCGTGTTATGGCTTGAGCTGTCAGGGAATTTATTTTTATTGAAATTGAGAAATGGCAATAATAAAATATTTGGTTTACTTCCTCTGCGTCCCGATTGTATTGAAATAGCGATAGACAAAAATGGATTTCCTGCCGAATATATATATCATATACCAAATTCAAATGTTGTAAAATATACAAAAGAGGATATAATTCATCTTAAATATCCTTCGCCAAAATCATATATATATGGCGAGCCAGTCACGGCAAGGATTGCAAGTGCTTTGAAAATAGATGATGAAATAAGGAACACAGAAAAAGCATTATTTGAAAATGCAGCAAATTTAGATTTTGCATTAATAGTGAAGAGCAGATTATCAGAAGCAGAGTTTGAAAGATTAGAAACAAAATTCAAAGAAAAATATCAAGGAAGTAAAAATGCATATTCTCCCTTATTCCTCGCAGGCGAGGATATGCAAATACAACCTCTCTCACTTGCACCGAAAGACCTGGCTTTTCCGATTATGACATCTTGGATTAAAGAAATGATTTTCACTGCATATCACATACCCGTTGGCTTATTTGAGAATGTGACGACTGTTGCAACAGCAGAGCAGGCAGACATTATATTTCAAAGAGAATGCATACTTCCACGATTGAAAAAATTGGAGCGAGCACTTACATTATTTGCAAAAGAATTTGATAATAATTTACTTTTTGAATTTGATAATCCTATTCCAAAAGACCGAGAATACGAGTTGAGAAAAAATATAGCATATATACAAAATCAAGTAATAAGCATTAACGAATTAAGAAAACAGGAAGGGTTGGAAGAAGTTGTATGGGGCAACACTCCTCTTATTCCTGCGACTTACATTAATCTTAATAAAAATGAAAATCAAATACAAAAGAAACAATTGAAAAACACAACTCAACATTGGCTACAATATATACAGAAAAGAAGATTAGTTGAAATAAATTTGAAACAAAAAATAATAGAAGCATTTCAGGAAGACAGAAAAAAAATTAAAGCAAAAATAAAAAATTATTATGAAACAAATAAAACAAAAATGATAACAAAAGATGACATAGATACTGATTTTCTTCCCCTGCTTGATGAGATGATTGATTACTGGATTACATTATTAAAGAAGCCAGCAACGAAAATATTTTTGGATTTTGGAAAAGCAGAAATGGAAAGTTTAGGACTGCAAATCAATTGGTCAATTGAAAATCCGAGTATATATAATGTAGTAAATCTTCTTCTTAATAAAGGTGTAAGAGAAGTGGTTGGAACGACAAGAGAAGAATTGAAAGAGCAATTAGCAGAAATGATAAAAGAAAATAGAAGCGTAGAAGAGATGATGGATGCAATTGACGAGACAGTTGACAACTGGATAACAGGCAGAAGCCGTGCGTGGATGATTGCGAGAACGGAGACAACGAAACTTTCAAACGCAGGCAAAATCACAGCAGACGAAGAAATACAAAAAAATTATAATGTGCAAATAATGAAAGTGTGGGCATCTGCAATAGATGAAAGGACAAGGTCTTTTGAAAATTCCGACTTTGGACACTTGGAGGCGGATGGCGAAGAAGTTCCAGTATCAGAAATGTTTGTGGCAACAGGCGAGGAATTAATGTATCCAGGCGATCCATCTGGCTCGCCCGGCAATGTAATTAATTGCAGGTGCACATATACATCATATATACAAGAGAAGGAGGAAACAAATGATTAAAAAAAATTTGTCATTAGAAAAAAAAGAAAATGGTTATGTTATTTTGTCATCATCAAAGCCAGACAGCAACGGCGATGTGGTTGAGCAGAGCGGATGGATATTAGATGAGTTCTTGCAAAATCCAGTTATGTTTTATGCACACAATTATTTACAGCTGCCGATTGGCGTCTGGGAAGATGTAAGAGTAGAAGGCGATTATCTAATTGGCAAGCCAGTTTTCTCAAAGGTAGAAGAGCATTCACAAGCAAGAGTGATTGAGAAGTTGTGGAAAGAAGGGACAATCAAAGGAGCAAGTGTTGGTTTTATTCCTATTGAGTATGTGCCTTTGAAAGATGAGAACGGGAATGTAATTGGTATGCATTATATACGACAAAAATTGATTGAAGTTTCAATCACTCCCTTACCCGCTCAATCAGAAGCATTGCGACTGCAATTGAAATCATATGGTATATATATTGAAAAAAAAGGAGCAATACCTTACAAAAAACATCCTCTTGCAAATGAAGACGAAAAATGGGATGCAAGCAAAGAAGTAAGAGAAGCAACAGTTGAGGACTTAAAGGAAATGTGTGCGTGGTATGATGAAGAAAATCCTGATATCAAAACATCTTACAAACTTCCTCACCACACGGCAAAGGGATATAAGACAGTATGGAACGGAGTAAGAGCAGCAATGGCTGCGCTGTTTGGTGCAAGAGGCGGAGTGGATATTCCCGAGAAGGACAAAGAAGGTGTATATAAACATTTGGCAAAACATTATGAAGAATTTGAAAAAGAACCGCCAGAATGGAAATCAAGAGATTTATATTATGATATATATAGCAATATATATGATATAATAAATAAGATTAATGAAATGCAAATAAGAATATCATCTTTTGAAAATATAATCAATTCCAAAAAGGAAGAAAAAAATCTTGATGGAGGCGATTATAAATCAAAAGAAGATATAATAATAATTAAATGAAAGGAGAAAAAAATATGGAATTAACAAAAGAAGAACTTATTAAAATGTTTGATGAGCAAATCAACAAAACATTTGACGAGAAGATTATAAGGTATTTTGATGAACAGCAAAAGAAGATGATTGTCAACAAACCTCAACTGCCTGTTGACAAAATGCTTGACACAGAAGGAAAACTAAAAGAAATAATCAAGCAACTTATTACTGGTGAAGTAAAAAAAGATGTTTTGTTTGGAACAAATGCAAGTGGAGGGTATGCGATACCAACTGAACTTGCAGAAGAATTGATTGCATATACACTGCCTAATTCTATATTCTTACAGAAAGCAAAAGCAATTAAAAACAAATCAGGCAAGATGGATTTTGTAGGAGTGAACTGGCAATATGCAAATATCACGAATGGATTTTGGGGCGGGATTAAATGTGAATTCACAGACGAAGCAACAGCACCAACCGAGACGCAACCTGGCTGGTATAAAGTTTCTTTGTCTGCTGAAGCATTAAGAGCTTATGTAGAAATATCAAGATTATGGCTGACTGGGAATGCAATCAATGGACAAGCGTCAATTGCAAACTTACTTGCACAAGCACTCGGCTTTTATATTGATTATTACTGCATAAACGGGGATGGCTCTGGACATTATCCGTTAGGAGTCCTAAATGCTACTTCATTAATCACACACACAAGGAAAACAGCAAATCAAGTAGCATATGAAGACCTTGCAGGAATGTATAGCAAATTCTACTTGCAAGGGAACGGCAATCCTGTTTGGATTATCAATCAATCAACATTGAATTATATTGCACAAATGACAGGCGGAACAAATCAATTAATATTTGTCAATCCAAACACAGGGCAGGTCAACAGTATATATGGCATACCAGTTCATATCACTTGGGCAAACCCAGTTCTGGGCTCAACTGGTGATGTGATATTGGCAGACCTTGCTTATTATGGTGTGCTATTACAGGAAGAAATGAGGATAGAGGCATCGGCAGATTACAAGTTTCCAACTGATATGATTGCAATGAAAGCGATTATGAATGTAGATGGTGCACCTCTCTGCGACAATAAAATCGCATATGCAACAAGCACTTATGCCTCACCTTTTGTAGCACTTGCATAAGGAGGATATATGGTAAAGCATATAGTCACACAAGAGGCAAATGATTATAGCGTTGGAACAAATACTTCCTCAGCTGTAAACATAGCCAATTTTGGCGAAGCAAAATCAGTGACAATGATTGCATCCGCTACATTAGGAGCAAGTGCAACAATAACAGCACAACTCAAAGGCTGTGCGACTGCAAGCGGAACATATACAGATATTGCAGGGGGAACAATCACATTGTCTGCAAATGGAAACTCATATGTGACTATTGACATTCCCGCCGATGTGAATTACTTGAAAGTTGCTTTGACTGTTGCAACTGCTGCCAGCAAGGCATGCGTTGCATTGATATTTGGTAAAATCAGAATTAACACATAATAAATAAGGGGAGAGTTTATCTCTCCCCTTATTGCAAAAGGAGTATATATGGCAAAACAAATAAAAATCATTAAATGCGTAGATATCAACGGCAAAATGTATGATATAGGAGAAATAATAGAATTGGCAAGCGATGTAGCGGATTATCTTATCAGGCAAGGAATAGCAATTGAGGAAACAGAAACAGCACAAAAGGAAATTGAAACAGAAAAAATTCAGAATACAAGCATAAAGAAGACAAAGAAAAAATAATGCCTTTCAATACCTTCCAAGAGCTGGGCTCAAGAGTTGCAATTTCTAATCCGACGCCTGAACAAATTCAGGAATTGAAAAAATGCATTGACTTGGCTTATGGCATAATGAAGAATTGCACTGGAAGAGATTTGTTATATAATGCATACAAAGAAAAATATTATCAAACAAAAGGAACGAGATTGTATTTGAAAAATATTCCTGTTGCAAATTTAGTAAGTGTGAAAATAGATGGCACTTCTTATAATGTTTCAGAATTTATGATATTTGATGAGTATATATATTATAGTAATGGTTGGAATTGTGAGTATTATATTGAAATAGAATATGAGGGCGGTTATGAAGAAGGAACAGCAAATTACGAAACATTAAAAAATATTGAAAGAGAAATTGCAAGCATAATCTGGAAAAGAGGCGGTTCAGGGCATTTCACAATTGACCAGTATGGCGTTGCAAATTTCAGCACTTCACAACTGGATGTAGAAATGAAAGAATTGATAACACAACTGGATATATACAAAAGGATATTGATATGAGCAAGGATGATTTTGAATTTACTTTAAGATTAGATTTATCACAGCTGGAAAGAAAAATTGATTTAGGACTTCTAAATATGGCGATGACAATTGAAAAATATGTAAAGGAATTAATGCAGAAAACACAGAAAACAGGAAGACAATATTATATACCTGGCACGAGGCAGAAATACACTGCCTCCGCACCTTATCAACCTCCAGCTGTGAGAACTGGAAGATTATTACATAGTATATATCATTCAAGTGTAGAAAAAGATATGCAAGGAAAATATGTGATGTTAGGAGCAGGTGCAAAAAGTGGAAATTATCTTTATGCAAAAGGGTTGGAATTTGGAACAGAGAAAATGAAGCCCAGGCCTGCTTGGATAAGAGTGTTGAAAGAAAAGAAAGATGAAATAATTCAAGCATTTAAGAAATTTTTTTAAGGAGTATATATGGTGCAAATATTTATATGTAGCAAATGCAATAAAGAGCAGGAAGGTTACTACCCCCGAGTTTGTGAATGTGGGGGGCAGGACTTTTCTGTTAAGAAAGAAAAAAAAATAAGAAAGGAGGAAAGCGATGACAATAAGTAGTGATAATTTCAGGATTGGTGCTTGCAAAGTAACTTATAATTCAATTAATTTGGGCGCTCTTCATGGGACAGCGGAAATATCAATTGAAGGAAGTTACACTGATGAGAAAAGCGATCAGTGGGGCGATGTATTGATAAACAAAATCATCAAAGGCAAAAGTGCAAAGGCAAAAGTTCCATTAACAGAAGCACAGATTGACCAATTAAAAAATGTATTTGGCGACTGGACT